GTTTGATATATTGTGTGACGCGTGTTGGGCGGACAAAGAAAAAGAATTAGATCAAATTGATAAACAAGTAAAAGGGGCATCAGAATGGACGATTTAGAAAGAGATTTAGACCCGCCGTCACCGCAAGAACCTATAAGGATTAAATCGTGGTGGTTATCGGTTAAGTGGGAAGATGGCAGAATAGAAGAGATAGCCTTGCCTATTGAATTTAGACAAGCGGGAAAAGACATTGAGAACTTCTTAGATGAAGTTGAGTATGAATACAATCGTGATATACTAGAACACCAAGCACAAAAATATGGAGACCCTGATAGTGACTACTGAAAAGAAACAAAAACAGATTATTGTTGAGCAAGTTGTAGTGACAGGCTATGTTAAACACGCCAATGGTAGAAAGTCGCCGTTTGCATTTAACAAGAATGATTTTGAAACAAAAGATTTACAAAGCATTTTAAACGGAGTGGGGAGAATTTATCAATGACACCCGAACAAGAAGCCAAGAAAAGAAAGTTTGAAGAAGACTTAATAGAAATAGCAGTAGCCGAGTATTACGAGTATGTCGACGTGCATAAAAGAACGAGGTCTGAAAAAGATGCCAAGATGTTTTATGACGCGATGCGACTTGGTGTCATACGAGGTATTAACTTTGCAACAAATCAGTATATGCAATCATTAAAAAACTTTGAGGAGGCAAAAAAGAATGAAGCAACAGATTAACATTGAACAAAAGTTAAACGATTTAAACCATGACTATCAACGTATGCGTAAATTAGCAAAGAAACGTAGAGTAGGCATTTTAAATCGAGCCAACAAAATGAGAGCCGAACAAGAAAAAGAAATACAAAGAAAATTAGGCGGTGAGTCATGGGTTAACATAGAAAAGACATGGGTTCAATATGGTGCTTGGTTATTAGTCGGCGTCATACTTGGCACTTGGTTATTTTAAGGAGGGTATATGAAAAAGTTTAGCGTAGTGTTAGAAGTATCAATGGAAGACGCGAAGTATGATGAGGTGATTAAGTGGGGTGTTGAACCTAGTGACCACGTTAATACAATATTAGCTGAACCATTACGCGAGAAAGGCTTTGTTGTAAATGCTTATAGCGTTGAGACCGAGCATACAATGTATGACAGATTAAAAAAGCATCAGAGCCATTTAATTGAAGCGGACGCTTACAATGATTTAGAAAATGAGATCATAGCCCGTTCATGTATAGGAGGTGTTTGTGAAGACTAATGATGACATTCAAGATCAAGTGCAGTGGGAACAACAGATCAGGGAACGAGATATTTTTGAGCAATCAAATATCTTTGACGCGATTATGTGGGGCATGAAAGTAAGTGTTAATCAACATAAATTAAAAGAAACGGGGAATAAAAATGACGGACGTTAAAGTAACGGGTAACGCAGAACTTCGAGAATATTGGGGTAATCTAGCTAGTAATTTTTTAGTAGGTAAAACAATCCGACGCGTTAGATATTTAGATGATCGTGAACGTGAAGATATTGTATGGGATAAATCAGGGCTTGTGATTGAGTTTGAAGATGGCCATTGGATAATTGCGATGCGTGATGATGAGGGTAACGATGCGGGTGCTATATGGACTTCAAGCCAATCAGAGTTAAACGTGATACCTACAATCTGATGGCGACGCCTGAAAGTAAAGTAAAGAAGAAAGTCAAGAAGATATTAGATGATCTAGGCGCATACCATTTCTCACCAATGGCAACAGGGTTTGGGCGAAGTGGTGTGCCTGATATTATCGCGTGTTATAAGGGTAAATTCATTGGTATTGAGTGTAAAGCGGGCGATAACAAGCCTACTTTGTTGCAATTACGCAACATTGAGGACATAAAACGCAATCAAGGCTTGGCAATCGTGATAAACGAAGGTAATATAGAGTCACTATTGGCTCTAGTAAAGGAGATACAATGACAAGATTAAGAAAAATTCTTAATAGTTATACGGGTTCAAAGAAAGTAAAACATACGGGTGCGGGAGACAATGTCAACCACCCATCACACTACACTCAAGGTTCAATTGAGTGCATCGACGCCATCGCAGAAGCAACCAAACATCTACGCGGTATTGAAGCCACTGACACGGGCAACATACTTAAATATATGTGGCGATGGAATAACAAAAACGGATTAGAAGATCTACGCAAAGCGCGTTGGTATCTTAACCACCTAATCTCTCATGTAGAAGAAAATCAATCCTAATTTAATCCCTTAAACAAGGAGGTTACTATGTTAGATCAAGCATTGGCGTGCCTAGCCACAACTATATTTATGGAAGCAAGAGGTGAAGGACTAGCGGGACAGATTGCAGTAGGCTATGTATTATATCGTCGCGCTGACTTTAACCCTAAGAATATATGTAATGAGATGAAAAGACCTTATCAATTTTCATGGTATGGTAAACTAAAACCTCCGACGCCTGAGGCGTTACGAGGAACTCAGTATTACAATATTGCATATCAGATATTAAATTTAAAAGCAAAAGATTATAGTAAGGGCGCAACAAATTTTCATAGCGTAGCATTAAACAATCAATGGGGCATGAAACCCCGTGTTATAATAAACAACCATGTATTTTATTAGGGACATAATATGGAACAACAACCATACGCGTGGGCGATAGAAGAATTTAATAATGACGGAGACTTAGTATGGTCTTCCATTTCAAAATTTAGGCCGACAGAATTATCGTGGATACGAGACTTACCCACTAAGAAACACAACATAGTCTTAACCCCTCTCTACAAAGATGAATCGAAAGCAGAGAAGATTACAGGCATTAAGAGTTATAAAGAATCAACCGCTAAAATGATAGAAGCATACGGAGGACTATGATGAATAAAGATTATGAAGGCACGGGATTTTTAGTAGTAGGATTAATTGTAGGGTGTTGTATTACATGGGGCGTTATGAAGTATAACCAAACCCAAACAAAATATAAGATGAACTTGAAGTGCATACAAGGTGAACTCTATGAAGAGATTAAACCTAACATATTTGCTAAATCTCACCTTGAATGTTTTGAACAAAGGAGTTTTTAATGGACGTAATCGGAGTATTAACTGCTATATGGGTGGCCTGTTGGGTAGCACTATACGCGCCTGACTTTAATAAAGAACAACCCAAAGAACAAACGCAACAAGTAGAAAAGAAATGATTGTATTCGGTGCTAAAAGAGTAGGCGGTAAGTTATTATTAAGACGGTGGTTTAAAATGAGAAGCTCTGATAAGAATAAAAGAGTTCACGATAGAATTAGAAAGTATAAAAAAACATGGTGGCACTTTAGAACAAGGTGGGACGCATGATACCTTTTAGTTATGCAGTAGTGGACGATGAGGGCGAAGTCATACGCAAGTATCGATGGTCTGTCAAGGAGGCTAAATGGTTTACAGAAAAGAACCCTCATGTTAAAGTAATAAGACTAGAACAAGAACCTAAACAAACAGCAACACAAATACAACAAGAACTATTTAATCTAGTAGGAGAGGCAACGTATTAAATGGCAATACACCCAAAATCAAGAACAGATGAAGAACTCATTGTAATGGTAAATAAATATATGCAAGAACACCCTACCGCCACACGAAATACTATTATATTAAATTCCACGGGCAGTCAGGGTCGCGTAAGAGATTTAGATAAACGAGGTCTTATTAAATTACCAAAGGCATTACCAAGAGGAACGGGGAGTAGTTGGGGTAAATACTTTTATATTGACTCAAGAAATAAGACGTTTATAAGATGAGTGATGAGATCGATATAGCAAATGATTTAATGCAACACGCTATCGATGTTGGAATAAGGAACGCACATGATCAAATCAAAAAACCTTCTAACCAAACAGGGCATTGTATATGGTGTGAAACGCCTGTCAAAGACGACCGCCGGTGGTGTTCAATTGAATGCCGTAACGAATTTGAAAAATACGCAAAATAAAAGGAGAAAAATTGTGGCAGACGCAAATTATAATAACTTTGATCCGTCAGCAAGACTTGCTATAAAAGAATTTGAAGATTGGCAACGTAGGGTATTTGCAAAAAACGCAAAGAAAGGGTGGCGATTCTTTAACCCTGATTCACTTGGTAAACCTACACCGCGTTCATCTTATGAAGCATGGGGTGGCACATATCATAACGAAGACCAAATAGAAAAAGATGAGAAGATGACCGATAGAATTATGCTTGGATTATTCTTCGCGTTTGTGATAGTATTGTCGATCCTATAAAAGAAAGCATACATGCAACTAGTCACACTAGATTTTGAAACCTACTACGATGTAGGTTTTAGTTTATCAGGTCTTACAACAGAGGAGTATATCCGAGATGCAAGATTCCAAGTCATTGGCGTTGCGATTAAAATTGATGAGGCAGAAACGTATTGGGTTACGGGGTCACACGCCGACATACAAGAAGCGCTTAATAAGATTGATTGGAAAAACTCCGCCATACTAAGTCATAACACACAGTTCGACGGGGCTATTCTTGCATTCCGTTTTGGTATCATTCCTGGTCTCTACTTGGATACTCTATCTATGGCACGGGCTACAAACGGCGTGGAAGTGGGCGGTTCTTTAGCTTACTTAGTCGAACATTATGATCTAGGTGTAAAAGGTACAGAAGTTGTTCAAGCTAAGGGTAAAAGGTTAGAAGACTTCACGCCTACTGAATTGTCAGCATACGCGGGCTACTGTGTAAATGACGTTAACCTTACCTATAAACTATTCGGCGTGTTAGCCCCTAAGTTTCCTCAGTCAGAGATTGATCTCATAGACTTAACACTTCGTATGTATACTGAGCCTCTACTCGAGGTCGACGATGCCTTGCTTCAAGCTAGATTAGAAGAAGTCCAAGCAGAGAAGTCAGAGTTATTACAAGGCCTCATGGTTAAGTTACAATGTGATACAGAGGAATGCGTAAGAGCCAAGCTTGCATCTAATAAACAATTCGCTGAGATACTACAAGAGTTAGGTGTTGTCGTTCCATTGAAGGTAAGTCCCGCAACGGGCAAGGATACGTTTGCTTTAGCTAAAGGGGATCAAGGCTTTTTAGATTTATGTGAACATGAAGACCCGTTCATTCAACAACTTTGTACTGTCAGGTTAGGTACTAAATCAACTATTGAGGAGAGCAGAATTGAAAGGTTCATCGGGATTGGGGCGCGTAATAAGGGCAAGCTTCCTATACCTCTTAAGTATTATGGCGCACATACCGGTCGATGGGCAGGTTCAGACAAAGTTAACTTCCAAAACTTACCCGCACGTGATAAGAAAAAGAAAGCGCTTAAGAACGCGATCATCCCGCCTGACAAACATAAAGTAATAAATGCTGACTCATCACAGATTGAGGCTCGAGTATTAGTATGGTTAGCGGGACAGAATGATGTCGTCCAATGGTACAAAGAAGAACGAGATGTTTATTGTGAGTTTGCTTCAACTGTTTACGAACGACCTATTACTAAAGCTAATAAGACTGAACGCGCCGTAGGTAAGACTTGTATTCTAGGGCTAGGTTATGGCACAGGGTGGGCTAAACTACAACAGACTTTAAAATTGGCGGCGGCCGTTGAGTTAGATGAGCAAGAATGTAAACGATTAGTAAACGTGTATCGAAACATCAATAATAAAGTGATTGATCTATGGCGTGAATGTGAAGAAGCGTTACGAGATATAGCATCATGGCCGATAGGTAAAGAACCCTATCCGATTGGTCAACACAACGTACTATACGCTACACCTCAAGGCATTAAATTACCTAATGGTTTATATATTAAATATCCTGGTCTTACTTGGGATACCTCAGAAGCTAAGTCTAAATTTGTATACAAGTCAAGACGCGGATTCATTTCTATTTGGGGTGGATCTGTGGTAGAGAACGTGGTGCAAGCATTGGCTCGGATTATTATTGGTGAACAGATGTTAAAGATTAATCAGAAGTATCGACCTGTCTTAACAGTACATGATGCGGTAGTGAATGTCATACCTGAGACAGAGATAGATGAAGCGATGAAGTTTATTATTGATACGATGTCAACCCCGCCTGATTGGGCAACGGGATTACCTGTAGCTTGTGAGGCGCACTTTGGAGATAGTTATGGAGATTGTTAAAGAGCAACAAGTAAAAAATGATAACGGGGCTTTTTTATATACAAAACAGTTAGAAAATGGAGAAGTAGAATTACATAATTCTGAAGGAGCGGGAATTAAATTATCTCCCAACCAAGCTAACTCATTTGCAGAAAGTATGGGAGCAAAAAAGAAAGGAACTCATTTATTAGATGAACTTCGACCCTTTAGTATAATGGGTACACATGACGTATTTAATTCTGTTAAAGAAGGTATGCAAGACCCTGAAATAAAAAATCATGTTTTAAGATATTTAACCGACATGGTTGAGATGGGGAATAAAAATAGAATTGTGTCATCCAAAAAGAATATTGAAAAACATATATCCTCAACTATTTTAGAATACCCAAAAGTTATTGTTGAACCCCATTATAAAGATGACATACTTCGAATGGTTGAAGAGTTTAGCGAAGTAGAAGCTATTAGATTACCATTTCCAAAGTTAAACATTATAGCTGGTGAGCTTATTGATATGGAAGATTCAGTAATTGAGAGTATGACGACACACACAAGATCACACGCCCAAGACG